AAGAAGGAAGAGAAGAAAGAAGAGAAGAAGGTAGAAGAGAAGGTAGAAGAGAAGAAAGAAGAGAAGAAAGAAGAGAAGAAAGAAGAAAAACAAGGAGAACCTGTTTCTGAACAGCCCAAAAATGTTACAATATCTTACCCTTCTGATCCATTAGCAAAAAGTGAAATGATGTCTAAAGTGGATAAAGAACTATTAAACAGATTTTATGGTTTTGCAAAAGAATTGGGAAGTCCTGTTTCGTTAAATTCTGCATATCGATCTGATATCTATCAAGCAAAGTTGTGGGTTAGAGGAAGAATTTTAAATGAAAAAGGTATACACATACCTGCGGCCCCCAAAGATCCTCAAACAGTAGAATTGGGTGGAGAGAAATATGATGTCAAAGGTGGTGGTAAAGGTAGTTCACATTTACAAGGAAGGGGGTTGGATATTAGCGCAGCCGGAATAAAAGAAATGACGGTGTTAACAGATAGTGATAAGTTGCTTAACAAATATGGATTGTTCAGACCATTTTATGCTAATGATCCGCCACATATTGAAATGATAAAGGGATCACGAGCACCTATAGGAGATACAGACAACAGTAAAGTACCTGATATTGTGCAGGTAGCGAATATAGACAATTCTAAGACCAACCAAATTGAAACTATAGATCAAGCAAAAAATAAAGTACCAGTAACTCCAGGATTGAGTGCGCGAGATCCTGATCCTACTTTAAGAAAGCTAGCGTCATTGAACAGCCAAGCAACAGAGTATACCCAATAAAGAATAATAAAAAAATCCCGCCATATTCAAATATAGCGGGATTTCTCTAACTTATATTATAGGGTATTAAGATTCATCATCCTCGGCGAGTGACTTAAAGAAATTAAGGTCATCACTTTCATCACTTTCAGGTTCAACTTTCTTCTCAGATAGCTTTGGAGCTGATGCTACCTTACCAACCCTAGGAACATCTACTGGCATTCTTACTTCATTCGTATTTGATGCGTTTGCCAATCCAAGAACATCATTGAGTTTTCTCTTTAGTTCATCGTAGCCCTTGAACTTATCTGGAGAAATGAATTCCTGTAAAGAATATTGAGAAGACCAAATCTTTTCAATCTCTACATCATCATCTGAAATAGATGCAGAAAGGTCAAATTCAGATTTATCGTAGTTACGATATCCCTCAACATTACGAATCTTCAGTTTGAAATTACAACCATTCCAGAAATCAAATGGATTGATCTGCTTTTCATCTTCAAATTCTGGATTCATGAGAAGATTAATCTTATCAAAAATCTTCTTACCATATCTATACAGGAAAACCTTTCCTTCATTTTCTGGATGAGCAGCATCTTTGATAATGAGGATATTAGACATATAGTTCAACCTACGCTTCTGTTCGCGGGCTTGCTTACGGGCAGGTGAACTATCATCCGTTGTAGAATTCCACAAAGATGAATTATATTCGGAAACTGGATCCGTCATGCTAAGAGTAGTTAACGATTTTTCAATATACCACTTTCCGGTAGGTCCCTTGAAGCCGTGACTCCAGATTCGAACCCAAGGAAGATCTTCTCCCTTTGGAGCAGGAAGGAATCGAATAACAGCGTATCCGTTACCACCCTTATCAACTTCTGGATACCAAATACGATCATCTTCAGACTTATTACTTGCCTTAACTGAAAACTTTTGGATTTCTTTAGTGAGACGATCTAGTGAATTTTCACGAGACTTCTTTAGTGCTGCGAATGTATCTGTCATGTATTACTCCGTATGTTTGTATATGCGTTATATAAAAAGTATTCACCTTACCATAATGTAGTATTATAATATTACCACAAGAACCGAGCATTGTCAATGTCAAAAGAATCTTTCATAGGAATTTTGTGATTCCGTATATTCGTTCGTATATTCGTCGTGGCTATCAAGGGTATCTTGCTCATACTGCCGAATCTTAGCATTCAAATATGAATTTGCTTCTTGTAATTCAACAATCCGCGATTTGAGTACATCAATTATTTCTATCAACGATTTTTTATTCTCGCTTTCTTTCTTCAAAGTAATGTCTCCCTCATGATTGACTTGATTTCTTTCTTATCGATATTAAGGAATGGTCTATACTTAGCAATTAGGCGCGAAACACCAGACCATATAAATGTTTCATTTATTTTTTTATCCCAGTATGGTACAAAGTTTAAAACTTCATTCGTAGCAATCAATGTTTCTAAACATATTTTACTTCCAAGATATGCTCTAAGTATAGGCGGATGATTGTCATTAATCACTTTCCACAAATCACATGATGTTCCAGTTTCAGATATCTTTAATAGATCTTGCTTTATAATATATTTCAATGATTCTTGTCGTTTCTTCCAGTCTTTGTATTTCTTTTCCGCATCAATCTTTACAAGATCACCTATCCATACATTAGGATTTGATATAATATTAGATACGATAAAATTTGTTAATTCATCTTTATATTTTCTTTCGATGCGCCGATAATGAAACACATCTTTTTTAGTTTCTAACTTAGATTCACTTATGCGTTTTGTCTTACCAAGATATTTGAAATAATCATAATCACTGGTAAAGTGTAATCTAAGAGAAATCAACTCTTGATATGCCTTCATGCCTTCCATGTTAAATAGGTAATTTTTTCCCTGTTCCTTTCTTTAGCATATGTGCATTTGTAGCTTCGTTCTGAATCAACTTACGCAATTTTGGTGTAAGTAATTCGGGGATGCTTTCAACTTCAATGTTTCTAGTTCTGCATATGTCTAGAATGGCATCAATGTAGGAAATGTTTTTAGTTTTTGAAGTTAGTTCTACAAGATTAACGAAAACTGAGGAGTCTAAAAATTGAGATGTTGTCATACGATCCCTCCTGTGCTTTCTCTTTGTATATCTTCTGTGATCGGGGTTAACCAATATATCTCGAAAGCTACGCAATCTTCTATGCACTGAAACCAGTGATACTCTCCCGGTTTTACTGCGCAAAATTGTCCTGCCTTCAGCGTAGTTATATCTGTTAGTGGATAATCTTTTTTCTTCACATGTATCTGCAACTCGCCAGTCTCTACGAAGAACCCATTCCATTTGTGCTCGTGTTTGTGCGTCGAGCAGCGATACCCATTTTTTACTGATATTCGATGGAACTCCACCATTGGAGTTTGTAGTATTGGCCAAGTCTCTCCCCACACTTTACCGTATCTTTCAGTCATGAATAATATACTCCACTATTTATTTTTTTGACTATACTTCTTTAGACTCAAGTCTATATCAAAACACGTTGTAAGTAAAGCATAAAGATCGTCCAGGTGAATCATATTAGGACCATCACTCGGTGCATTATCAGGATCATTATGAACTTCTAAAAACAATCCAGCAATACCAACCGCTGTGCCTGCACGGGCTAAAACTTTAGCCATCTCTCTGTTACCGCCACTCTTAGTTCCAAGCCCACCGGGTTCTTGAACAGAATGTGTGCAATCTAGAAACACGGGAACTTGCGCTTCTTTCATGATCTCCAATCCACGCATATCTACGACAAGATTGTTGTAACCAAAAGTGGTGCCTCTTTCTGTGATCAATACTTCTTTAGCACCAAAATGTTGCAATTTCTTTACAACTTGAATCATTTCTTTTGGTGAAAGAAACTGACCTTTCTTTACATTGACTGTATAATCAGATTGTGCTGCTGCTGCAAGAAGATCAGTTTGTCTGCATAAAAACGCGGGTATCTGTATGACGTTTGCTTGTATAGCAACACATTGCCACGCTTCATGAACGTCTGTTAGAACTGGAATGCCTAATGCTTGAACTGCTTTCAATCCATAGTAACCTTCATCAAACCCAATGCCACGAAAGCTCTCTGCGCTAGTTCTATTTGCTTTGTCAAATGAAGTTTTGTATATGTAATTTACATTGATTCCATGTTCTTTTCCCACACGACTACATATGTCATAGATTTTTTCAGCCATAAAAATAGCATGGTCCTTGTTTTCATATATGCAAGGACCAGCTATAATGCTTAATGGTTTATCATTTCCACAGTTTTCATAAAAAATAGTCATTATATCACCTATAAAATGTATGTCTTTCTATAATAGAAGCAACTTTAAAATGTTTTTGCCAGTATGGATTGACATTATTGCTGTGGAAATATTTAGCTCCAGCTGTAGGATCTTTTGCAAGATTAAACAATATCATCTTAGCAACATAGATTGAAGTTTTCCACTCATCATTATTCTTTGGATTATTGCGAACGTTATCACAATAACCATTAAACTGACATTTAAGTTTATTCGTTGAATTCAATCCTTGTTTTACCACACCACATATGCTATCAGAAAATCCAGCGTTCAATCTATTCATAACAACAAAGCCAACAGCGTACTGACCATCAATTGGTTCGCCGCGGCTTTCATAATAAATCGTGCGAGCAAGGCAATTCAATTCCGTTTTATTGATTTTTGGAAAATTATATGTCGCGCCGGTGCTGATATTATTATTTACAAACAAACAAGAAAAAATGAAACAAGCTATGAAGGTGCATAAGTGTCTCACCCCTGTCTCCATTGTAGTTGATGAAGTGGGAAGTTTTAATTCTGTTGCCAGGCCAAAACTTCCCGAAAAACCCCGATTAGGCTGCTAGAGCCATTTCATGTGCAAAATTGTCGTTTGCATATATTTGGTCACTTGACCACCGAGTTATCTCCAAATTACCCTTCTGTGCCCGTCGATCCTAATTTCGTCCCCATCATAAAGAGACTATTACTACACGTAATCTCCTTATGGTGGAGACGGTGGGTCCCGCCCCCACGTCCGAATCACTTATATAATAACTCATCAACGATAACAATACTATTTATATCATACTTGAGCATGGTTGTCAATAGCTATTTTATTCTTCTATATATTTTTTTGAGATTTGGGTTGACTATGGGATTTGATGTGACCATGAGCCAATATACAACCATCTTCGCCGTCTGATTCAACTATGGTTATAAATCCAGGATCATCCGTGGATGCATAAATCAACAAATCATTTCCTCTATCAGAGGTAGTTTTTCTATCAGAGGTAGCTCTCAATATAACTCGTGAATTAAATCTAGATAATAACATGCTATCAATACCACGAACATCCCCACATAATATGGGCAGTTGTTCTAAACTCATTCCAGAAACTTCGCTTTGATTATTCTTATTTGTATTTGGCGCGGGGTAAGCAGCACTAATTGATACAGCGTATGCAACACTAAGAGTGATTAGTGAGACTAGGATAGTGGTTATAAAACGCATCGATCTTTTCCTTTACCTGTGATGTATAATCGCTTGCGTTTTCCACAAATGTTTGTGTCTCTAGGGTTTCATCGCAAGCAATAATAATAACAATTTTATTAAAAGATGTATTGTATCTTTCGTTCGCCATCAGAGAATACATTGCAGTTTGTATAAAGTAATCTGTAATGTAATATTTATATTTCTCTCGTTTTGAAGTTTTGAAATCAATGATAGCGCGATCACCATTCCATACGCCCATCATGTCTACTCTACCAGCAATGCGCAACGATGTGGAATATAATGGCATTTCAATTGCGTGTATTTTCGTTAGATTCTTATTCAATGCTCTTTTCACTTGATTAAATGATTGAATCGTGGAAGGCATTTGGCTAAGCAGATTTATTTCTTTGTTTAAAACATAATCCTCAATGATGGAATGTACTCTCTTACCACGAAGCGCGGCCTGGTTGGATATAGCTTTTGCTTTGTCTTTGCCTATACGATCTGCCCACTTTTTCAACGCTGCTTTTTTTTCACCGTCGCAACTTAAAATAGTTGTCACAGAGGGGTATGTTCCCGTTGGTGTTATATAAAATCTCCCATTTTCATTTTCTACAGTCTCAAGATTATCACAATGAAATGGTTCATAATCAAATGATTTAGACAATCCCTTTCTCCAACTTTGCTACAATATATTCTTTGACTAGTTTAGACCGAACGATGTCTTCTTTGGTGAATTCGATAAATTCAAAACTGAGCATACTCTTTACTACATTTATAAATTTCAATAGCCCCTTACGTTCATCATCACGAATCAAATCAGTTTGTCTAAAATCACCACAGAATATCACACGGCATCCTTCACCCACTCTTGTCATAATTGTATCCAGTTCACTGAACGTCATATTCTGACATTCATCTATTATAATAATATTGTTTCTAAATGTCAATCCCCGAAGATATGATGTTGTTGAAAATTCGATGTATTCATTTCTTTTGAAGTAATCATATGATGTTGGATGGTTTGTTAACTCCGCACATATTCCTCGATATGGTTCTTCATAAACAGCAATTTTTTCCTCCATGTTTCCAGGAAGAAATCCCATATCGCGACCGGGAACTACACTTCGTAATATGACAATTGGTTTTAAGTGTTCACCTTTTATAATCGAATTGAGGGATAGATATAAAGCAAGGAATGTTTTACCAGTTCCTGCTACTCCATGAAGCAATAAGTTTTTCCCATTATCATATGCTTCAAATGTTTTTTCTTGATTGTTCGTCAGGGGTGTTATGCATCTAATATCCGATTTAGATGCTTGTGGTTCTCGTTGGTAAAATTGTGTATTCTTTATTCGTTTCTGTAATTTCTTTTCTCTTTTTGTCAGGAACAACGGTGCTTCTTGTGAATCGAAGAACTGTCTAGTATCTATTGCCATGATGCTCCTTATTAAAATTACTATACGTCTATTGTCGACCCCCTGTGCTTACTCTTTATTCGTTTCAATACGTCTTTAAATCCACTATCTATTTTACGCAATCCATCAACACCACTTACAATAGCGGGGGCCTGGATAACTGTATGTTTTGATGGATTGGCTTTTAGGAAATCATCAAGTTCACTTATAGCCATAAAGATTTCTTTAATCTTTTTTGTCTTCGTATCTTTTATAACATATGTCGGCATGAGGTCTCCTATGCTTTTATTTAGTTATTTTTTTATCCATCATTTGAACCATTGAGGAACTTCTCTATTTTTCCAAGATGCAAATCTAGCTTTGGCGCCAATGTAGTAATTTTTGTAAGACGTAATGCTATCATTAGCAACTTTGTATTCATCGGGCATAGCAGGGGTTGGTTGCGTAAAAGCGCCAACAGAAATATTTGCTGGAGGGGCTTGAAGATATGATTTCAACATTTCACAAGAATGATTCTTACCATATCTATATGTATACTCATTCATCAGTGCGACATATAGCGAATATAGCCAGTTATAATTGTTGTTATTTGCTCGACACCAAACAGAGGAAGGATGATGAATATGTGTAGCATGATAAACTACTGAATCGCGATCATGTGGAAATCTCATATCAACATCAAGCAACCATCTTTTAGCAGCTCGACCAGTTTTACTTTTACCAATATACTCTTTACCGTCGAGTACTCTATGTGCAGTAGAAAGCAATTGTGCGCTTTCTAGAATCATCTTCACGACATGTTTATCCACATGCCATTGAGCACACTGTGTGGGATTATGATCAATATAAAATATATTCATTATTACCGCCGCCACCGCGCCATCGAAGGTGCCATCTTGCGAAATTGTGTGAGAGTCATCAAGCCTTGATTAGAATGACACTCTTTGCACATGGCGACACCATCTTCAACTTGTCCGCCTTTAGAATGCGGTGTATCATGTGCCAATTCACACTCTCCAACTGATACTGACTTTTTGCACATCCAACAAAGACCCGATTGAGCGTCTAGTAGCTCTTGCCGATCCTTGCGCGAATAGCTTCTCTTAGTTTCTAGTGGGGTAACACCACAATCTTTTAGAGGACCTAGTTCTTTGATGATGATTTTTGCGGCCCACGACTGGGCTTTTCCCACAGAAAATGACTTGACTGATTTCCGAAATTCCTCTTTGATATTAACTGTGTTTCCGGAAAGATTTTTGATAGTCTTGTCTTGATAAGTACGATCTTTCGAGCTTGCTAGCTTAACGCGGGCCTTTCGAAACGCAATATTGAAATCATCCATATCAATATTGAATTTATTATGCTTGCTCATCAGTTCAAACCACACACATTGAAAAGCACCAAAGATATCAATGGTAATTTTTGCTTTATATTGCCTCTGAAAAGCAAGAAGATCATTAAAGAATTTCTTAACAGTATTCTCGATATCGGATGTCAGCTTAAATACACCATTTAATTCTCGATCAATGAGCATCTTTGTTTCTTTATCACCAGCATCGACGTTGGCACGTGCCATAGCCTTATGCAAGACTATAAAAACATATGTATGCCAAATAGCCCGTTCATTCACTGAAGAGAAATACCTCGAAGTAGGTACCTCATCAATGTTATATTTAATCTCAAAGATGTCATGCGTTTCATTGTCATCATATTCAGGATACGACTTGGATAACATTCGAACAAACTTACACGTAGCCGACTGATCATCTGCCATGATCATTTCATATGCATTGACCTTTGTGGTCGAATTTAAAGCACGGAAAATTTCAATAGCCTGCTTAGATGTACACACTTTGTAATCCAAAGCAACAGGCGATTCCATGAATGTTTCGCGTTCATCATCAGAAAGATCCTTAAACTTCTTCATCTTCGAACCGATTCGAACGGCAAACTTATTATTAATATAAAGCTTGATTGCACGAGACCGATGCCCGCCGTCAATGACAATAGCATTGTAGTTTTTATACATTCGCTTTACTTCGTGTTCAGTACAATCCTTAATGTTGCGTAATGTTATCAACCCGATACCTGTACCGTTCATGATAGATTTAATGATTCCCCTATTTTTAGCGCAATCAGGTGCTGAATTAATGGGGAGTCGCTGACCAACTGGATTGGGATGAATCTGAGATTCATCCAGCATTCTATAAAACTCTCGGACAGTGGAGATTTCATATTTTGATAAAATCTTTGTTGGATACAGTGACTTCTCGAAGAGCCTCTTCGACCCGGTCGGATGGAAAACACCCAGATCTTCCAGCTTATCGGATAGTGATTCATTAGTCATCATCAGTTCCTTGGTTCCTTGGTTTCTTGCACAGACTATAAAATGATGACTTCTTGCCATCATTTTATAATAATAGCATATTAAGTTTGAATTGTCAAGAGATTTTATTCGCTACTTAAATCAAATACTTAATCTGCCAGCATAGGATTTTTGCCAAAATGCTGGTCGATTATTCCAACACTGAGTAGATGTTTCTTCGTACCCCATAGTCTTTAATGTTCTATTAAATAATATACTTGTTTCTTTACCAGAATGTTTATTTCCGAAGTGTAAATATTCATTAAAATGACCAATTGCTCTGGAATTGAATGTGTTGGCAAACAACAGATATTTTGGAGTACAATCTTCTAATACTCCCATCAAATGTTCGATTGGTGTTTGGATATGCTCAAAATACTCAGATGCAAAAATCAGATCCGTCTTTATGCCTGAATGATTGGTTAGCATTTCGAATCCGTGTTTTTTTCCAAGATATTTTGCCGCTGCAAACTGACTACTGCCTTCCATATTTGTTCCATATACATCAGCATTTGGAAAAATCTTTTTTAATTCTGAAGTTGTGTATCCAACACCACATCCTAAATCTAAAACGCTTCTCACATTACCCATCGATTCAACTATACTTTTACCAAACATAGACCGAGGCAATTGAATGTCTTTGAGATACCGCTTGGAATATTTTATCCAACAGAGCCATGTTTCACAGAAATAATATGGATCAGAATATATAGAGTAATCAGGGTTCTTTGGATCTGCATCAAGAGAGTTATACCATATTGCATGAAGAGCCAACATTTTTTCCATATCTGCTGGATCAAATTTAATTTTATCATGATGTTTTATGGCAGCTAATATTTCTCTGTGTGCTACATTGATATCAATGGGAGCAAATTTAGCACACAGTTGAAGATATTCATTCAGATCTTTGTTTATTTTTGCCATGTACCTCCAATCTTTAAATATATCTCATATGATCTTCAACCTTAGTATATAATGTCGCAAGACTATCGTTATTATTAAGGGTTAAATCAAAGGTAGTTCCAACCCATGCCCATTCTGAATTATGAATGTGGGGATACTTTATTTCCATATGATTACCATTATCGCGTAAGATCCACTCAGTTGGAAATGAGGATGAATTACTTTGTATAGATTTATTTGTTTCTATAGCACATTCCCACCATTCTGGAAAAGACCCACGATGAACATGCCAGAGTTGACCCTCACTGTTTCTTATCATGCATATTTCATTAGGAAATCGTATATCAGATATAACCACATTTTTGTGATTGTATATCTGTCTTTCTGCAGCCATTACCCATATGTCTTTGTGTAGATGATTGCGAAAAAGATCAGTCCCAAGAATCTGCAATGCATATCTTGGGCTGAAATTCCTATTCAGTTTTTTTGACCAGAATGGATCAGGTTCTTCGCGAGTGATTCTTGCTTCTGGAGTTCTTCCCTCAAGCATTTCACGATCCCAACCAAACAACATAGATGTTGCATCTTTCAAAACACCAGCCATAGAAATCCTAGTGTAGTCGCGAGAGTCAACTAGATACTGAGCTACAGTATCCTTACCCGATCCAATCTGACCAACTACTCCAATGATCATATCTTGGAGTTTCTGCAATTAGAATATTTTGTCGGATCTATATGTACACGAACAGCAATATATTCATATACTGGAGCATCATCTTTTTGTCTGGATCCAGCACTGAGCTTTTTCTGTACAAGGTCAATAAGACCGCGTGTATGAGCTTCCAAAACCTGGTCATTCATCTTAGCTAGAACATCATTACCAGTAACATCCTCGATTAGGAATCCCACATGATATGTGTGCTTTTCTCCACGGCTAGATTCATCTAGAAACTTACGAAAAGATGTATACTTATTTCGGCTTCGTGAGATAATATTCATTTCATTGACTCCATTCTATATATTTTTTATTCATTAATTATTAAAGAAAAAAACGGACGCGTTCGGGCGCTGAATATATTACGATGGCGAGAATTGAACCGACGACAACGCCCGCAGCAAATATCCCGACCACGCAAGACCAAATCCCGCGAGCCAACTTCCTCGACCATTGAGCGCGCCGCGATTTCACGCGCTGTTCTGCGCGCCACTGGCGCAAGATTTCCGGGTCATTATTGCTCATGCGTATTTCTCCCGAATTAATATTCCAACTTGGTAGCGCCGGCGATGTCTTTATAACCTATCCATGTTGGGTGTATCTGGTCTGGCTGCAGGGATCTAATGAATATAATATTGTCGCCGTTAGCATTAGCTATTTCTTTAACAATCGTCTGAACGTCGAGTTTAATTGCCGGCATTATCCAGTATACTCTAGCACTCCCTAGCTTCGTGCGCATCTTTTCTAACTCCACACGAGTTTTTACGCCACTGTAGTCATTCGTTCCAAGACTGATAAGCACTACCTTCGCCGAGATATCCTTATTAAGATAAGCTTTATTCCATTGTGAAGAATTCAATCCACTCTCAGCATAGATAGCACACTCGGGTCGGTACCGTGCTGTACCTACTGCAATGCTATCACCTAAAATCAAACATTCAAACATAGTATTTTCCTTATGACTATTATGAAATATTTATTCAGCCTGTTCCGGACGGCAATCCGTACGAAACTGATCTCGTAGGGATCTAAACTTAATCTTGGAAAAACGACTCTAGTGTGGGCGCTTCCTTGTCGTATCTACCATTAGACTTATCCCGAAGTCGTAATTCAGCATGACCAGTCGTTTCCCGAATATACATTGTACAGAGCATCGGATATCTCTTAGCCAGGATTTCAGCAGATTCTAAAATTCGCTCATTGGTCCTAGTCACTTGCATACCGCCATCTTCGGTGTAATATTTAGACTTCACGGTGATATCATCCAATCGAACAACAACTCCATCCTTCACATAATGTTGCAGAGAACGCAAAAAATCTTCCTTGTCATCTAGAGTCACACGAAGATCTTCGTCGTGACGATTGAACATTCCCCAACAAGAACCAATGCAGTAGTATAGTCCAACCGCAATGCGATGTTTCATGAACATCGCATTAGCGGCCGCATATACACCAAACAGGTTAGCTTTGTTTTCACTACATGCGTGGAAGCCTCGGAGAATGACATCCTGTTCTAGGTTATGAACTGGGATCATTTTTTTGTCGGATTCTTTCGTTAGGACTTCGGAAAGATCGTCATCGAAATTCATAACTGGTGTGCCTTCAGCATAGTGTTTTTGAATGAATCGCCGAATTGCACCCATACCGACTTCACCCACGACGATGTTATTATATGGGCTATCAGACAAAGCTGTCTGATAAT